TTTACATCAGACTGCGCTTGCAATCGATGGCCGTATAACGGCAGGTTGTTTGAGCCAGATGGGTGTTCCCTTAATTATGTTAAGAATCAATTCTTCTAATCAGGAGTGTCACCAAGGGCTTTCGCTTGGGTTTGTTTGGGTTTTCTTTAGTTACAAATACTTTAAAACCATTTTCAGGCTTTGAAATGCACTTTATTAATATGTCTCAATCCCTTAAAAGTACTCTGATGAGACCTGGGACGAAAACCTTCTGGTTAAGTACAATGTTTGAACTACTTTTTGTAGCATGGGCATCAATAACATTAGTTGTATCACATTTATCACCAGCTATTAAGCCTGTTGACAGTATGCCAGGGTCTGATCTTGTAATTGAAGATTACCCTATTTCAACTTTTCTTATTGACTGTTGGTTGTTTATGAACCAGCCAGCAGTTTGGTTAAGAACAAAAATGCTCCTATCCACTTCCTTATTAATAATACCATTCATTTTTCTCACATTGTTTTTGTTCAACCTTGTTCCTATTATTTTGTCTGGAGTTTTAATTTGGACATTTGGGGTCATACCATTGATAACATTTGGTTGGACTATTATTGTTGCTTGTTGCACTCTTATCTCCTTCATTTCTGTGTATAGTCACTTGGTTTTTGGGAGAATTTTAACTATTTTCTTTGAGGAAACTGTTAGAGTTAGACCTGAAACTATAGACATTATGAGGAAATATAATTCAGCTTTCACTCTTAAGATAAGTGAATCTTATAAATATGCTGATCCACCTATCGTCTTCATTAGGAAAAGAGGGTTGAATAAAGCTGATTTATTGAAGGACCCAATAGAGGAAGATGTTCCTCTGGTCCTGGCGGCACAATTTGTACTTTTGTACTGCCCAGTGCCCAGGCAAGGTCTTTCATCTTTTGCTTTGTCAATTTTCACATTATTTGTTATATTGAACACATTTTTCTTTCGATTAATTAAAGCTGCTGTTTTAAGACTTAAATATGTTAGCTTAATGCTATTATGTTGTTTAATGGTTGCTATTTTTGGGTCCCCTGCAACTGTTCAATTTTGGTTGGACCTTTCATGGGATATTTTAACATTTACAGTTTTTGGGGTGACTTCTCTGTTTACAAATTTTAAACAGTTTCGTTATTTACTGAGACTTCTCTTTCTTTTTGCTTATTTAAGACTTAATAAAATTCTTCTGCAGATCACCCTTAATGTTGATGGTCATGCAGGCCCTGTGAGGGGTTTTGATACTAAAGAAGAAAAGTTTGCCCAGATCTGGAATGCAGGTGTGGCGCGCCTTCAGACTTTTGTTGATACTGTTTCTCTACCTAATTTTATCAGGACTTTACCTGAAAGATTTGATATTGAAGCAATCAATGAAAGTCAAAGGATTCTTCATGATCTTGGATGGCCTGATTCGGATCCTGTTGTATCAGGGCCTGAAACTAAAACAATGAATTGGGATCAATATAAGCATGCCTATTTAGGAACAGTCCCTTCCATTAAGCAAGGGATTCATAGAGTGGAATATGAAATCAAGACAGATACTGAAGCCCTTTCAGCACTTGGTCCTGCTTGGATTAGATCTGAATCTTATGCTACAGTCGAAAATGAACTGGCTTCATTGGCCAGGTATTTCGAGGAACCTGTACGTAAAGATTTTGACCTTCCTTTGGATGAGATCTGGTTGCTTGTACATTCTATTTTCGAAAATTCAAGATTAACTTCATATAGAGAGATCTTGCGTCATTGGAATAAGAAGTATGGGCTTGGACCTTTCTGGAGAAAGACCAAATCCAAGAAATGGAGGAAAATGTCTAGGAATGATTTCATTAAGGCTTTGGGAGGTTTTGAGAACCTCCTTAAATTATGGGTTGAAACCTTGAGACATGCCCCAGGTCTTGTCCCTGTGGCTCCTGTTTCTGTTAAAGGTGAAGCATTGCCAGAGAAAAAGTTTTTGGCTGATAAGTTGAGGACAGTCATTGGGTCCCCAATTGTTCATTACATCATGTCAACAGTTTGGAATTATTTTCCAAACCATAACTTTAGGTACTGGTCGACTTCAATCAAGGTTGGAATGCCATTGAATGGCGCCAACTTGAGTCAATTGGTCACTGAGCATTTAGCTTTTGATAAGCATTTTGCTGGTGATTTTACTGCCTTTGATTCGACAGTTACTGAACCTATGGTTAGAATCATAAAGAAAGTCAGGAAAAAGGGGTTTGAATATCATCGGGATTATGCTAAAATTTGTTTCTTGATTGATTCAAATTATGAAGCATTATTGAAGATGCCCCTTTTAACTACATCAACTGGCAATCTTTATGACAAGAAGGTTGGGTTGTCAACTGGCCATTCATCAACCAGTATGGATAATTCAGTTGCTGTTTTAGCTTTTTATTTATTAGCATGGAAACATTTAACTGGACTGTCTGCACATGAGTTTCGGTATTTTGTTAAAGTTTCTTTATATGCAGATGACCATATTATGTCTTATAGGGCCACAGCTCCAGCAGCTTGGCACCCTAAAAACATAATTGCTGCTTTAAGGAATTTTAATGTTACGATGCGAGATGAAGAAGAAAGTCATGACTTGATGAAAATGTCTTTCTTATCAAAATTTTGGAGGAGGCCCACAACTTCTGATCAGCTGGAACTGAAACAGGCTGGTGTCCACCCTCCTTCTTTAATTGTTTATCATGATCCTAGTCGATTGATAGGCAAAGCTTGTGCACCTGCAAGAAGAGCTTCAGGAGATAAGCATTATAGGGCCAAGCGCCTTATTTCATATATGGACTTGTGTGCTCACCACAAGGACATTTATGATAAACTGCTTATTGATGTCAAAGCTTTACTCAAACAGAAGGATGGTTCGGAAATGAAAATTTACCACACCATACCAACTTATGAAGAAGTTTTGCGAAAATGGTATAATGAAAAAAGCATTTATAAAGAAGAAGATACTGACGACCCGGAAACAGCAGATGTGAAAGGTGATGTATTGACTTACACATCTAGTTTAGGGTTAGATACCCTAATTCACGTCTTATCTGTACTACCTGATATTGCAAACCCTGCTATTTATAACATGGGTTATACAAATTATCTTGTTAGTGTTTTTGGTAAATTCTTACTGTGGCCAATTGAGCTTATTAAAAGAAGCAATGGTGCTAATACACCTGCTTTTGTGACTCAATTGCTTAAACGCACTTGTTACGATTTCTTGGCTGATGTGCCAACTTTGCTTGTTGGAGATTCCAACTTGCATACATCTGAAATTCTAACACGCCACTGGCTTTTCATTCTCTTTAAAGGGGAGGATTGGAAGCCTAATGTGGCTAAAGTAACATCATACCTTGACAAGCAAATCTCGTTGCTTAATTTTATGGCAACTGGATATGTTTCGACTTATATTAGAAGGTATGATTTTCCAGTTTTCCAGATTCTTCTGGTTGTTTTACTTTCTTATGTACCTGGATTACCTTTTGCTGATAAAGCAATGTATTTCAGGGTTCCAACTGCTTCTGCAGTTGTTGAATACCTTTGGGGTTATGTCCTCAAAGTCTTCTGGTCAACAATTCCTGCTAACATGAAGGAAGTTTCATCTGCCTTGACCACAATGGACTCAAATCCATATGTACTTGTTGTAGCTCCAACAGGCACTGGCAAATCGACGACCTTTGTGTCTTATGTATATAGGAATTTTGGCTATCTGTATCCTAGGGTTGTCCTTGTCTTGCCCAGGAGGATTTTGGTAGAATCCCTCACGGCTTATTTAAGGTCAAACTATGGTCTACCTGCCTTCTCTGTAACAGCTGGCATTCAAGCTCCACGTGATGCTAAGCTGATCATAACCACAGCGGCAGAAGTTTTCTTACATGAGAACTGGCTGACAGAACATTCCTTGTTCCTTGTTGATGAAGCACATGTCAATGAACCTTTAACTATAGGTGTTTCAAAGATGTTGACTTCTTCAAGGGCACATACAATCTTCTTGACTGCCACTCCTTCCCCATATATTAGGGAAATTGTTAATATTGAAATTCCATTGACTATTGCATCAGTTTGGTCCATAATAAATGTTGCATTTCAAGTTGTGCAGGCCACAGCTGAATCTGATGTTCATTTCTATTGGGCAAACTATAGGTCAAGGATTTTAGGTATTGTAAAGAAACAAAGGGTTTCAAAATTCCTTATCTTTTGTTCAACCGTCAAGCAATGTTCAGAATTAGCAACAAGGATGGAGGGTAGGACATGTGTCTTGACATCAAAATCAAGATATGTTGACCCAAATGCTCAATTCTTTATTGCAACATCTGTAGCTGATGTAGGGCTAACCATTCCTGATGTTGACTGGGTTATAACCAGCAACGTAACAATGGCAAGCCTCCCTGACTCTTCAATCCCTTCATTTGTTTGGGTTGACCCCCTTTTAGAAAAACAGAGGAAAGGCAGAGCAGGAAGAACTAAGAATGGAATTTTCACTATGATAACATTCAAAGACTTACCTTTTGTTAAACATAATTCCACATGGGCCACTTGGCAAATAGGTAAAGCACTTTTATTGAGTGGAATACCTGCTATCCAAATTTCCCGGTGGTACCCTGAAACTTATAGTAAGTTGATTGGTAAAGATGTTTATGAAAGGGAAGATGATGAAGTCATTGATATGATGGTTTCATCAATTAGTAATGCTCAAAATGTCCTAAATACAAATAGTTATGTTCCTATAACTTTCTCTGACTCAGAGGATAAATCTTATTTCACTGTAATGGGCAACACTTTATCTGGGATAAAGGAAGTTGACATGGGCGGTGAAAAAGTTCCTCAACCTGTTTCAGATCATGAACTTATGAGGTTCATTGTTGGTGGGACTTTAGAAGCCATTTGTGAAGGAGAAACCATTTCTGAAAGAAACTGGTATGGTATATTCCGGCGGGCCGGAATATCATATAAAGACTTTAAAGAGTGGTTTGCCAAATTCTCCACAATGACTGATGCAGAGGCACAGGCTGCCATTGACTCAAGGGGTGAACCTTCTGAACGTTTCAGTAGAACTGGTCATAACAAGTTTTACAGATTCATGGAAGGTATCACAACTGAAGGAGCTTTAGCTGACTTCAATTACTGGGATAAACCCTTAATCCCTGATTTTGGAGACTAAATCATTCTAAACCAATGCCTTAAATAGACCTGATGAGTCCTGGCACGAAAAATTTTCTTAAATGGAAATTTCGTCTTCTTATCTTGAAGATTTGCTAAAGAATGGTTAAAACCAATTCTTTAGATGAATTCAGGGCAGCAACAGCTGTATTAGAAAATGATTATCAGGCAATAGCCAATGCACGTTCAAACAACTGGGACCAAGTTCATTTACTTTGGTCCAAAATAAACAATTTGAGCAGGTCTGAAGAGGCTTGGAAAGTGAATAAATTGAAGGCTGGTCCCGAACTGAATAACGCAATCCACCAAAGGGTTTTGTTATACAGTGAAATTCACAATTTCGTTAAATTAGCAGTTATCGACAACCCTTCCCTCCCTTTTGATAAGGATGGTCTGGCAGTTATTGAGACATTGCTTCTTAACTGGAGATTGGAATTTGAATTTATTCCTATTTCTGAGGAAAAAGTGAAAGAAGCTGAAGAAATGTTGGAGATTCCAATTGAACCCATTGTGCGGGAAGCCACACAAGAAGAGTTCATTGAAGTCAAAACAAAACTTCAGAAGAAATCAGAATCTAAGGAAAAGAAGAAGGCTCGCCGCCTTGAAAAGAAGCAAGCAAAAGATACGATTTTTGCTGAACCTTCACTTCAGGCTGGACTTGAAATACCTATGGAACCTGGAAATTACTCACATATTTTCAATATTCCACCTGTATTTCAAACTGATCGGAACAAGAATACACCTTTGGTTTATTCTCCAGCTGTAAAGGCACCTTTCTTAAATAACAAGAAAATTACTTTGGAAAAGGCAAATGAAGCCCGAGATGACAAAACTAAAGTCGTCGAGTGGAAAGAAATTGTCGCAGAATCCTTTATAACACTTATTTCTCTGACAAGGGAAGAGGCTTCACAGTTATGTGCTCATTGCATCATACCTGTTAAAGTCCTTGATCCTTTGCTGGCAAAATTAGGGGAGGTCCCTAAGGTTGTAGGAGATTTAGGTATAAAGGAAGCTACTGAGTCTTATGGTATAAAAGCTGTCATTAATGCCAGAATACTATACTATTGGGCTAAATCAATCGCTCTTCTTCGAACTGCAGATCTTTCTAACAAAATATCCTTTTGGGATTTATGGTTTGAAAGACTATGTGATGTCCCTGAGGGACTTGATGCTTCACATGCTGCAGCTCAGGCATATTTGGCAATTCGGTTTGCTATTAGGTCTGAAGACAAGACAACTGCCATCAATAAAACCATGAATGGTTTTAAAATGGGACAGTTAGCAACAAGAAAAGTTGGTGAAACAACTGATAGCTTGATTCAGAGATGTGAAAAATCTGTTCGATATTATTGGGGAGTTGACTCCGAACAATATATTGAAGAGTATTTGAAAACTCCTGAAGGCCAAGAGAAAGTTAAACAGGCATACCACTCAAGAGTGTATGCACGTTTAATGTCATCTAGGGCTGCTGTCAGTGAAAAGGTAACAGAGAAATCTGCCTTGTTTTCAGAAAAAGTTAAAAAGGGGCTTTCTGCTGTGCAGGAAATCTTGGAAGAGGTTAAAGCTGTTGACGAAGACATTGAAATGTCTTGGCTGCAGAGGTCTAACTTCAGATTCAGAACCTTTTTAGCAAATTTGAAAACACCTGGAAAAGCTGTTAACCTTACGGCCTTACAAGTAAGGTCTAAGGCAACATCTATCTGGGAGGGTTTCACTGGTGGCTGTGCTGCTTTTAGATCTAAAATCATGTCTTTGGCTGAAAATGCTATAGTCAAAGATTATTTTGTTAACGATGATGGGCTAGATGATTGTAATTTAACCTGGTTTGGTTGGGTTATAGCATCCCCTTTCGTCCTGCCTTTGGCTGCCTGGTACAAATTAACTGAATTCATTGCTGTTGCATGGGATTGTGGTTATTATGTTCCAAGGCCGTCATGGCTTTTTACTAAACAAGGGATTTGGAGGGATCACCCTTCAAGATAACTGATTTCCCAATAGGGTTTTTG